AAGCACCTGCACTCTGAAGGGCAGTGGTGATGTTCGATGCCAACCCGAACGTGATCGAGGATCCATTGGTCGATGCCGATAGGCTGGAGCCTACGTTGAGGCTGATGGCACCCGAGGATCCATTGACGCTACTGACATATGCCGTAGGAACAGCAGGTACGGTGTAGCTCGCCGTGATCTGCGATGAGTTCGACATACCGAACGTCATGCCGTTAGAGTTCACAAACTGCAAAGTACCTGCAGTCTGAAGCTGTGTACCTGCACTTATCCCGCTAATACCCGTCTGGGCACCCGCCGCATTGGGGCCGGAAATGGTGACAGTCATGCCCCCTGCACCGGTAACTCCGGAGAGGGTGATGTTGTTTCCACCCGCAAACACTAGCTGGTTGGAGACAGTACCGCTGGTGTTAGAAGTGTTACCGCCTGAGACGCCCATCGATACCGCAGGGGCACCAATACTGATGGTATTTCCAGCGCCTACAACACTGACAATCCCAGTACCAACAATTGAGGATGTAGCCGGGGTAGTCGTTATATAGACGGGCAAACCCATGTTCAGGCCGTTGGTATCCAGCGTCGCTACGATCAGAGATCCAGCGGTCGAGGCACTCGTAAATCCAGTCTTAGCAAAGACGGAGGAAGACTGCGATTGCATGGCAGTCGTCAGATACGCGCCTGTGAAACTTGCCGTAATCGTGCCGTTGCTTAGGCCGAAGGCGATATTGCCGGGGCCGCTATTAGAGAACAGTACAGTACCTGAAGTCTGGGTCTGGGTTCCCGCCCCGATGGCGCTTATCCCAGTCTGGGCACCCGCTGCAGCAGTCAGATAGGCAGGGATGCCCATGTTCAGGCCGTTGGTATCCAGCGTCGCTACGATCAGAGATCCAGCAGTTGAGGCGCTTGTAAACCCGGTCTTAGCGAAGACAGATGAAGACTGTGACTGCATAGCAGTCGTCAGGTAAGCACCCGCACTCTGGAGGGCAGTGGTGATGTTCGATGCCAACCCAAACGTGATCGAGGATCCATTGGTCGATGCCGAAAGGCTAGAGCCTACGTTGAGGCTGATAGCACCCGAGGATCCATTGACGCTACTGACATATGCCGTAGGAACAGCAGGTACGGTGTAGCTCACCGTGATCTGCGATGAGTTCGACATGCCAAACGTCATGCCGTTAGAGTTCACAAACTGCAGAGTACCTGCAGTCTGAAGCTGTGTACCTGCACTTATCCCGCTAATACCCGTCTGGGCACCCGCTGCATTAGCACCGGAAATGGTGACAGTCATGCCCCCTGCACCGGTAACTCCGGAGAGGGTGATGTTGTTTCCACCCGCAAACACTAGCTGGTTGGAGACAGTACCGCTGGTGTTAGAAGTGTTACCGCCTGAGACGCCCATCGACACTGCTGGGGCACCAATACTGATGGTGCTACCGTTAACCGAAATACTAACGGCACCTGTTCCGCTTATGGACGAGGTAGCAGGTACCGAGAACGACCCAATAATGCCCTGACCAGTCGTAGACAAGAACGAGAAGCTATTGCTATTAATAAAGTTGATAGAGCCTGACGTATACGTTGCACCACCGACTGCGACGCTGCTAATACCCGTCTGGGCACCACCAACAGCAGGTACTGTGTAGCTACCAACGATGCTTCCATTGGTTGTATAGAACGTCAGTCCGTTAGACGCGCCCATCGAGAGTGTCGAGAAGGCAAAAGATCCATTAGATCCACTGACAGCAACAGGCTGGGTAGTCTGGACTGGGGTAGTCGTTAGATAGGCGGGAACGCCCATGTTCAGGCCATTGGTATCCAACGTAGCAACAATTGCTGCACCAGCGGTCGAGGCACTCGTAAATCCAGTCTTGGCGAAGACGGATGAAGACTGCGATTGCATGGCAGTCGTTAGGTAAGCACCCGTGAAGCTAGCGGTAATCGTGCCGTTGCTTAAGCCGAAGGCGATATTGCCGGGGCCGCTATTAGAGAACAGTACAGTACCTGAAGTCTGAGTCTGGGTTCCCGCCCCGATGCCACTGATAGCAGTCTGGGCACCACCAACAGCAGGTACTGTGTAGCTACCAACGATGCTTCCATTGGTTGTATAGAACGTCAGTCCGTTAGACGCGCCCATCGAGAGTGTCGAGAAGGCAAAAGATCCATTAGATCCACTGACAGCAACAGGCTGGGTAGTCTGGACTGGGGTAGTCGTTAGGTAAGCACCTGCACTCTGAAGGGCAGTGGTGATGTTCGATGCCAACCCGAACGTGATCGAGGATCCATTGGTCGATGCCGATAGGCTGGAGCCTACGTTGAGGCTGATGGCACCCGAGGATCCATTGACCTGACTAACATATGACGTAGGAACAGTCGGGACCGTGTAGCTCGCCGTCATGGTCCCATTGCTGAGACCAAACGAAACACCGTTGGAATTGGCGAAGACAATTGATCCACTGGATGCAGATGAAGTGCCACCGCTAATGGTTAGATTGCCCCCGCCGCCTGATGGGGCTGAAGCAGTGATAAACCCATTCGCGCTCAATCCGAAGGTGACGTTACCACCGTTGGAGAACGCTCCGCTAATCTCAGAGCCTACGGCATTGATGGACGCCGCATGTCCAGAGTTCCAGTGGCTGGGACGGATCTCGTATTGAGTAATGTCCGGAGTAGTTGCCGTTAGGGAATGAAATACGGTAATAGGCATGAGCTACTCTAATAGAATCTAAGTACGGAAGTCGTCGCACCATTCACCGGGAATTGTACGGTGAACGTGTTGTTGACTGGCGTTTTATTACCTCCAAAGGCCAAGATGAATACTGCTCGATTCCCCTGTGTCGAGTTGTAGATCAATGCCCCGTTAGCAGTGAAACTTGCGCCTAGCCATACAGCATCAGCAAAAGACTCATACGCAGTAACCCCACTATTAGCCGGGGCCGTGGGAGTCAGGACTATCCCACCCGCAGAATATCCTGCGCCGGTGATTTCACCGACTGAGGTATAGAGGGTAGTCGCCGCAGGATCAAGGCTAGCCGTAGAAGCATATAGCGCCATCTTGAACGTGTCGGCTGCGCGGTACGCTGAACTAAATGCATGGTACCCGTTTAGGAGTTCCGCTCTAAAGCTACCGCACTGACCTTGGATAATCATTGCACAGGTACTCTAACTTGACCGTTACGGTAAGCATCGCGGCGGTTCTTACCATCGCCAAGCTGCTTCAGAAGCCCCATGCCTTCCTGATACTTCTGCTCATAGTACCCGATAATGTCCTGCTCACCCTTCATGAACAGATACGCTTCACGAAGCGCACCGTATAGAAGGACTTCAGCAAAATTATTACCCAGCCAGCTAGTCCCAGCGGTAACAATCGAAGTCGGGTAATAGTAGTAATGAAGTTCTACAGCATACGACTGATCCGGAGTAGGACCTAGAATCAGCGTATTCTGGTCAAACTGCGCATAGAAACCCGGAGTACCTGTGACAGTCGGAGTAGGGAACGACTGCCGGATAAAGTTCACATCTTTATCTAATGGATAAGAATAAGCCCCTGATACCGGGTCGATTACGGCTAGCGAGAATGTCGCTAGCCAATCAGTCGGTAGAGTCAGGTACTTATTAGTAGCCGTCAGTGTACCCGTCTGGTTCTTCCGAATAGCCGGAAGCTGGACCGAGTTATATACCCGCTCTTCTGCAAGCTGTACAAACGTAGGAATATTAGAAACAAAAGTTGGTTCCGTATTCTGGCAATAGTCCTCAATAGCTTGCGTAAGCTGCGCGTATGTCAAGGTAGCCACAGATTACCCCTTAGTACGCACCGGGTCGTGATCTTCGATATCCGAGTAGAACTCGCGGCCACGCTCTGCAGCGCCATAACCACGCATTTCCATACGGTTCTTTTTCTTGCCATAAGGATCAATAAAACGACCCTTACTCTTGGTACCCGTCAGGTTCATATCATCCTGCGGATAGCCCTGCTTAGTTGGGTTCGTGTTCTGCTTTGGCTGCTTGTACTTGCCAATAGGGTCTTCATCAAACCCAAACCAATCAAACTTATCGTTGCTCATTACGATCCCCGCTTGCCGCCGCGCTGATTCATAACGCGGGACATATTCCGACCATACTTCTTACGATCCATCGACGAAGGACCGCCCTTAGAACGGGGGGCTGGTTTGCTCTCTTTCTTCATTCTATTCTCCTACGAAATGACCACAGTTACATCGCTAACAGCGCAGTTAGTTGTTAAAGCATTGGGAGTAAGCCCATTATCAATGCCCTGAGACCCACCTACTGGATTCCATCCCCAATTGATAACCCGGCTACCGCCCGCCCCGTCATTCCCAGCCTCGTAATAACTTACGTCTGGGCGAGGGTTACGGACAGCTTGAGGATCATCGACAGGATATAACCCCAACTGTAACTGCGGCTGATCTGGTTCCCAGCACTCTGGGCATACCTTGATATTCACGTTCTTGGTCTTTATGACCAAAGTTTTCAGTTCAGAAAGCTTATACCGAAATCCGCAACGGTCACACTCCGCAATAGAATGTCTAGCTGATGCGTAACGACTTGACATGACTATCTCAGGAACGACTCACGGGGGACAAAGCGAATAGCCGCTTTTTCACGGTCTTCATCTGAAGCCCACTGCCAATCTTCATCGTACATCGCTTTGAGAACCGCTGTACGGGAGTCAGCACCGGGGATCTTAAGAGACAAAAGATAAGCTAGCCCAGAGATCATCGGGGTAAGGAACCTGAATGGAATATCTTGCCCATTGATACCATCGCCCGCGTCCTGCATACGCTTCAGCCGCGTATAGACAAACGTGTAAGTTGTACTATTATCAGGTAACGGCCAAACATTAATAGTCGGATAGACGACCGCGCCTACCGAATTCGTAGCCCCAGAAAGACGATTGATCCAAACTTGAATCGGACGCCCTGTAGCGTTCTTATTAGGGATGGAAAGATACGTCGAGCTAGAGATCCGAGTGATATTAATATCAATCTGGGTCGTACCTGTACCCGTCCGGATTACATGGTCGAGAAGATCAATCGTATTTACTGGGAGAGTATAGGTTCCAACGTTATACGTTAGAAGCTGGGATCCAGTATCGAGCGTCCAGAGATTAATGCCCTTGTTGGCCCAATCAGCAAGTAGAAGATTCAGACTACGTTTAGCAGTCCGAAAGTCATAGCCGCTACGGAGTTCTGCACCGCATCGTTCAAAAGCTTCTTCAAGGATCTCATTAAGATCTGGATTGAATGAAGTAGTACCTGAAAGTTGGGCTGTCATTAGCAGTTCCACGCCCTTAAGGACTTATTGATCCGGCTATCCGGATCACCAGCCGTTTTCTTGCTCGTTAGTTTACGCTTCATGCCCTTCATACGGGCGCAAAACGAATTCCGGCGAGACCCACCTTCTGGCTGTGGAGCCTTAAGATGCGCTCCGTGGGCCTTGTTATAAGAAGTCCTACCCTTGGCGTTCAACCCGCCTTTGGGGTTCTGGCCTTCCTTGCGCGTCCACGCGGTGCCGCCCTCTGAGTATAACTTCACGGGAACATCAGAATCCTTTCTCTCGATGAGTCTAGGTTTCTTGGAAGGCGAAATAGCCCCCATGCCCCGTGAGGGTCTCATTAGACAAACTTCCCGCGAGTCTTACCCTTGGATTCACAGCCGCTACCCCGGACGGAGCCACCTGAAGCGAACTTCTTGCGTTCCCGCCACTCCTTACCCGCTCCAGTAGGAGCAGACGGGACAGTCCCCTTGGGGGGCGTATCCTGATCACTCATAGGATTAGGCTTAGGATCCGGCTTAGCGGGTCCCCCGTCTGCCATCTTCTTACAGCGGGCCATTAGCAGACCCGCCCCTTGGTCTTACCCTTGGACGCGCAGCCATCGCCGCGACTAGTCGAGCCGCCCTTAGCCATCTTGACCATCCGGGTCAGCGTACGTCCCTTAGCCTCGACTCCACTGCCAATACGCTTATCGCTGCTTTTATTGTCAGACAGCGGGATATTAAAA